TGACTGCAATTCCATTTTTTATAGAAACGCACTGTATGCGGGCTTTGGCGGCTTTTAATTGCGCTTTTAGAATTGCAGGAATAAAAAAAAGCGTAAAGCGTGCGGGCGTGGGGAGGAGTGCTTTTTAGGGGTCGGGAAAGTGATACGCTGACAGTCTGTGGGCATGAAAAAGGGCGCTACGTGCGCCCTTTGTTAGTTGTTTGGTGTGCTGGTTATTTGAGTAACGGTTGCAGCTTGCCCGCTTGTTCCGTGGCTTCCACGCTCTTTTGTGTGTAGCTGGATGTGTTCATTGGTGGCGATGTGGTGCCCGCCCCACCTGGGTCTGTCCATGTATATGAGTGGTTGTGTGTTCCTGCAATTTTTGCGAGGTCTGCCACGGTGTTCATTAGGTCATGAAGTAGGCTGTAAATGTTTGTCGCATCGTCACCTACATGGTGCTTGGCTGCGATGATCTCGCCTAGCTGCCCTGCTTTAAATCTCAAGTCTTGTTCTATCTCTATGGTGCTGTTCTTACCTTTTGTTTCCCATTCGCTGTCTTTGTTTACCTGTATGTATCCGGTTTCTGATTGTTGCCAGCGCTGATCCGTCTCGGCCATGTTAGGCAGTTTCAAACCGTGTGGCAGTATGGAACGAATAAACGGGTGTGCTGGTGATCCATAAGCAAAGGCCAATTCAACAATGGTGCCTTTACTTGGCTTTGACCAAAAGCCGCGCTGTTCTCCGCCAGCTGGAACAGGTAATAGAACGTCTTCCATTACTGGCACGTCACTGTCTTCTTCCCCATTGGCTTTTAGTAGTTGAACAGACACGGAATACACCGGCGTTTCTTCGGTGACTGTTTCGCCTGCCAATGGCGTAAGTGTGTCGGTGACTTTTGCCCACATGGGCAAGTGCCACCCACTTTTCAACTCTGGGTATTTACGCATGAGTACGCGTTCAATTATTTTTTCCATGAGATCACCATCTTTGCATCGATCATGCGCACGCTGGTCAGTCGGTTACCGTTTAAAAGATAGTTTGGCCTTAGACCTGGTACTGCCATGATTTCCGCGCTTTGGGTTGCCAGTTGTTTGTCTAACACCGCCGCTGGTATATTTATTGGTGTATCAGGCCAATGGCCGTCCTTCCACGATCCGACATAGATTAAACCGTCTCGGCGTTGTTGCCACAAATAGCCACTTATGCCGAACACTTCGCCCAATGCTTTTATAAGATGGAACCCATTACCCGTATTGATGAAGTAAGGCACTTTCTTAGCGGCGTAATCCACCGCCGGTAGATCAAAACCCAACCCTGTTATTTCCTTAACCTTTGTTAGCACTTCTTTAAGTGTGACATTGCGTAATGCCAGCTTTACGGGCATTTCTAGCATGTTGGATTTTTCCCGACAAAAGATGGTCTGGACCCCCTTGCCCGCTGGCGTTGATCGTTCTATGTATCCGTAGAATTGACCTTGCTGTTGACGCCCATCGACTCCAAACGAAAAAAACGCGGTGCCACTTAGTGACACCGCGCTTTCTACAACAAATGTTGCTCGACCTGGCATACCGTCATTTAATGCCACGTCATGAGAAACCAGCTTTGCCCGTTCACCATTCGTTTTAAGCGTGTAATCATACTTCATCGCCCTTTTTTTCCTCTTCTGCCAATTTTGAATCCATCCATGCCAAGCCTATTTCCAACCAACCAGCCGGCAAGCTTTCCGCCGCTGACACTTCGGATATTACTTTTTCATCAGCCGGCGCGGCTTTTGGTTCTTCTGCCTTGATTTTCTGTGTTTCGACTTTTTCAGCGATTGATAAATGCTCAATAAGAGTAAACGACACAGACCACGCTTGTTCATCGTCTAGCTCTTGTGCGCTCACTTCATCCGTGAAACGCACTTGACGAACACCAAAGGCTTTGGCGGTTTGGTTTTCTATGTTGTAAACCTTACGCGTACCTTTGGTTTCGTCTTTCGCCATGCTTAGCAATTTGATGTTTTTCAGAAAGTCTGGCGTGTTATATGCGATCTTCAACGAGACACGTAACCGACACGCTTTATCGCCCTCTTCCGCACCTGCAGTCGAAGAACTTTTGCCGGACAAATCGGATTCTGGCAAACTGAACCTACAGTTTACCGTATGGCCGTATCCTTCAATTTTTGTGTCGTTTAGAACAAGGATGATCATTCGCTAACATCTTCAAAAACCGGCCAATATTGGTCGTCTGTCACGTCGATCTCTAATAAATCTTCACGTGCTAATAACGCAACCAATGCTGCTCGATTTATAGAAATCCACGCCGCACAATTCACTGTATCTTCCACACCATAAACACCTAACGAGGCGTTAATCTGGCCTATTTGATTCCAGTGTGCATTGATACGTCTTGAGCATTCAGCGTTTGCGAGTGCTGTTTGTTCTTCTAATGTTGGTGGGATAATAGGCTCTTCAAATAGCGCACCATCCGATGTTTCTTCACCTAGTTCATTGATCGTGTGCTTTGTGCCGTCTTCGTCCCAGTATTCCGCGCCGATATTATCGACCACATAATGCCAAGCCCCGTCTTTAAAATAACGCTGAAAGCCTTCTTTATCAGCGATTAACTCAATATCAGTTGCATAAGCAGGACACAATATTTTTCCGTCTTCACTGGCCGCATCAATTTTTGCTTTAACTTGACCAGTATAAACAGGGTATTTAGCCCCTAACTTAAATGTATTTAACATAATTTTCAGAGACTCCTAAAGTCTGGTTTTTCCGTAATAAGCGATTGAGCGAGGGCGAGTTTCGAACCCAACATTTCCAGTCTGTACCGCACCTGTATTTAGAGAATTAGGGACAGTTGCAGCCGGGCCGTACGTCGATGTGTATATGCCAGAATTTCCAGCAGTCAATTGATATTCCTGAACGACGCCCTGACCGTCATATTTAGAATGCACATGATTTTCAAATGAATGAGATTCCCATTCTGCGAACTCACGACCATTATCAACCCCACGCCCAGCATCAAACATACGGATAAATTCACCACCAATCATAGGTAATGTGAAGGTGCTCACGCCATCACCATCACCGTAAAAACCACCATAGGCAATCGGATCAGCATCTTTTGTGGCTTGATCAATGTAGTTACTCGAGGCGCTGACAATAGCGAATGCAATTGGATGATCAGAACGACTCAAAGAAGAACCGTCCAACGCATATTCACCCGGGCGCAGAATATCAACGGTGTCCGTATACAACTTAGCTATATCTAAAACATTACTACCGAGTTTTGGGTTAATCTGCTCCGCAATATAAAACGCTCCGCTGATGTATCGAACTGTGAGCAATGCAGTTGCAAATATCTGTGTATCACTGCTAATGCCAGACAATGTAACAACATCTAGCTCATCAACTTTTATCGTCATAGTCGACGATGTATTTGTTGCTGCAACAATGAATGAAAACTCGTCGTATTCGTTCAATTCAGTAATCTTTGTTGTTCCGGCTTTCGACGTTAGAACAATGTCGTTTTCGCCACCACTAACATTGAATAACTTTTTACCCGTTGCTGATCTATCAACAATCGATTTAATGTCTTTCAGATACGAAATAACTCGAGCTTCTACAACTTCACCCGTCGCATCAATCGTGGCGATTTTCGTTAAGTAATGAGTAATTCCATTCCCGTCCACATAATCTTCAAACGGCCCCGTATCGATGACGAATTCCGCAACGGCGGTCATGTCTGAAATGTCGCCTTGCAGGCTGACGTTTAACCAAATCTCACTAGGGAAAGTCGCGGTTGTGATTTCTTGTGGTGCAATGTTTTTGGCGCGAATACCGCCAACATAGCCAATTCCCGCCGCAACGCTATAAGTGCTAGCGGATCCGATGACCTTCCAACCATCACCCAAGAAACCTTCATGGCCGTAAATATCAAGGTTGGCTAAACGCTCGCGCTCATCTATTCCGCTTAGTCGTGCACTAAAATCGATTTGCCATGTTTCAGCAGGAACGGTAATGGCGGTTGTTTGCTGAATACCCGTATACGCCAGCAAGAAATTACGCGTTATTGTGTTACCTGGTACACCGCCGTCGTTTTTCGTTTTCGGCGTTAGCGGTATATAAGTAACGGCAATCAAAACACCTTCATCATCAACCATCCCAACCCAGTTAAACGAGTAGTTACCAATATCCGACCCCATTACCAGCGAGTACACCACTTGATTGGTGTTTACATAGCCTGATTTGGTAACAACCAATTGGTCTACAACGTGTTCGTTAGGAATATTTTCTATTCGTGTTGCTGGCTCGCTACCCAAATCAGGCACGTTCGCCAACACAAACGAGGCAATATTCAACGTGACATTGTCACCCTGTTTTTTTGCTATCTGGTTCTGACCCGCAATGGTAATAAATGCCATATTTGTTTCTCTCTACTCTCAAATTTATTTACTAGATGCTTGCCACATCTAACGACCACGAATGCCCAATCGCTGTATTTTGCAATGTTGTTTGCGCTTCCCATGGTTCTATCACTTGTTTCGCCACGTCTAACGACCATGAATGCCCAATCTCAAACACGCCCACCGTCATTTCAATGGGCGTTAATACTGTCAATTCATAACGTCGGCATGTACGCCCATATTGCTGGATGATGTATCCCAATAAATCGATATTTCCAGCAACTTGGGAATCACTCAGGCGCAACGAAACCACGTCCCAATTCACTTCGTCTTCACGCTCCAATATTTCTAAATAGCCAATCCCTAGCCGCTCGAATATTTGGATAAAACCCGCTTTTGATCCGGCATCCATGGCGTTTTGTTCGGCGTATTTCACACGCTTTCTAAAAAGGTTTTCTGGTTCATCAGTGAAACGCGTGACGTCTTTCTGGTACGCGTGATATTTCAATAGCGCGCCGCTGCAGGTTTCCGCGTCCATTTGGTTAAGCGGTGTTTTTATCCAGCCTTCGGCCTTGTCCCACCACGCACCAAACGCACTTTTTAAGCTGTTATTGTTTGGTCCCTTTCTTTCCCATACTGGCAACGGATAACGGTCTGTCATGGCTAACCCTCCACAACACTTAACGAGGAAAGAACCGGAATCGACATTTCAGACACGATACTGTTTAAGTTAAATTCAATGTCTTCAAGACCATCAACAATGTCGTCAATTTCCCCACCCAACTTGGTAAACGAGAAACGGGAAAACGGCACTGTTCTTGTCACCTCATAACCCGCATTACCACGAAATGCGGCATAGATGGCGTTATAAACCTCTATCTTTTTCGCTTCTTTTTCTTCATCCAATAAGGCGTCTGAAAAATATAAGGTGGTGATTAAATCGTGTGCGGTTTCTGGCATGTTGTAAGCAATTACATCGTCACCATGACCGTGATGACCTTCTGTCGAAATCTGTCTGTTGATAGTTTCAAGGTAACTTTGCGCCGGTGCATTTAGATCAAACAAAAGATAGGCGTTTGCTGTACCTGGCCCACGGGGTGCATCATGTTGAAACCATATTTTGTCCGCTTGCACACCGACCCAGCTTGAAATCAAAAACTTATAAACGCCATCTGTGTGGTAGTGGCTTAGTGTGTTGAACGCGTTACGAATTCGCGCGCGATACGCTTCTATTTCCTCTACGTCAGCGCCGACTTGATCTATCCAATCGTCTGGATTGGTAACACTCACACCGTCTAAATCGCACTTGCTAAAATAGCCCGCTTCTAAGTTGTAAGCGGTGGCGGCTTTTTCGGACGTCACCGAGACAATCAGCCCCGCTTCGCCATCTTGAAAAACGGTCTCTACATCGGTAAACACTCGATAAATGGTGTTGTTTATTAGGTCCGTATAAACAACGGTGCCCGCCGGTACTGTGAAAGCGCCCGTTGTATCGGTTCTTGTGAATACAACACGACCTTTCAGAAACTGGCTTTGCTTACGTGGGCAGTTGTAACTATCGCCCCATAATTCAATAAAGCTTTCACCCACGGTTTTTAGGAAAAACTGTGGCATGACGTTTTTAATCAGTAATTGCACAAGCCACAAAAATGGCTTGGTAGCGATGGCCGAAATCAAACGCCAAAACGGTGAGTAGTTGGAATCATTGGCAATGGTCGAACCAGACTCTGCCAAAACTGTGCGAAACTCGGCAGTAATTTCCGCTTCCGTGGTTGGTACGCCGTTGTCTTTTAATACGTCTTCAAAATCGCTCATACCGTCACCACAAATCTTTCACCTTCTACCGTTTGAGCTTCACAAATCAGCTTTTCACCACTTAAAGAAACACTGGCCGTACCTGGGTAAATGCGCTCGTCGTTTTCCACTTCTATTTCAATTTCATTGCACAGCGCGGCAATGGTGGTTTGGTTGCGTTCGCCTATCATCTTCCATGCATAGGCCTTTTCGCGGATCATGTGGCGTATGTCTTGCGCGACACAATCAACACCAGTCACCAACAATGGTTCGCCAATGCTGGAAAACACCATGTCATCGTCTTGAATGAGCAAATCAATACTTGGCATTAGCCCGCTTCCATTTCCAGTTGATACATTAGGTCATCACCGCGTACGCCTTGGCCGTGGTTGTTTACTTCCATTTTTTCAACGTGTACGGACTTTTTAGACCCACCAAACATGTTGCTAATGGTCTGGAATAATCCGCCCGATTCGCCGCCGCTTTGGCTTGATTCCGCACCGGGCAACACCACCGATTTATTAACCGTTTCGGCTTGGCTTTCGACCTTGCTGATTACTTCTTGTGTGCTGCTGGCGCTCATATCGATACCTGGCAACCAAGACAGTTTATTCTTTAACCAATCGACCTTTTCACCAAGAAACGCGAATGGATCAAGAGCCGATAACCAGCCTTTAAAGTCTGTCCACCATTGTTTGATAGAGTCGAATGCTTCAAGGCTTAAATCCCAATTTGGAATAAATGAGACAGAACCAAGCCACACTTGGAAATCACCCCACCATTGCTGGATAGGTTCAAAAATTGACACGTCGACAAGATCAGAAAGACTTGAAAAGAATCGACCAACCGCCGCGCTTACGTCGTCCCAATAAACAACCAAGGCAACTAACGCCGCGATCAATGCGACCACGCCGACCACAACCCACGTTAATGGATTAGCAAGCAACGCGGCCGTAAATGCCCAAATCGCTGGTAAAGAAGATAAAAACCCCGCTTTTAATGCTGTTAAACCGAATCCCATTAAAATGGTTGATCCATAAAGCAACAGTCCCACCACACGCAAAACGGTATACGCAGTTTTCAAACTCAGAATGGCTAAACGAACACCCCAAACAATTGGCTTAAACAACACAAAGCGCATCATCAAACCAACGTGGGCGTATTGCATTAAACCAATGGCAAGCGTTACGACACCCGCCACGGCCACAAGGGCAATAAATCCGGTAACCAACAAACCAACCGCTTTGGTCAAATGCGGGTATTTATCCGTCCATTCGACTATGACGCTGGCGGCGCTTGTCATCATGTTTATGTAAGGCTCAATCGATGGCAGAGCTTTTTGCCAAATAGCAATGGATATATCTGTCACGGCCTGACCCAATCTTGCAAATGGATCGACCATTTTTTCCGCCATCGATGTCGCTTTGTCCATACCTTTGACTTGACCAAGTTTGTCTATGTCGCCACGTAGTTTACCCACGCCGCTGGACATTAATTTAATAAATCCCACCGCCTCGTCTGACCCAAACGCTCCGCCTAGCATTTCATTCACTTCTAACGCATTCAGGCCTTTTGTCTTGGTTTGGATCATGTCTAGAATATTGACAACGGGTAACAACGCGCCGCTTTCGTCCGTAAAGTTAAGCCCTAGTTTTCCCTGCGCGCCGGACAGGCCTTGTAAAAAGGCGCCATATTTCGTGCCCGCTTCCGACCCGCTCATGGTTGATTGCAATGTGCCTAATACAGCCATCTGCTCGTTAAGTTTTACCCCCATGGTGGTCGCGTCGGCACCTATCGAACCAAACGCGGCGGACATTTCCGGCCCCGTGGTTTTGAACATTTGCACCGCGGTAGCCGTTTGTCCTGCGAGCATTTCAACCCATGTGCCTTTTCCCATTTCATTGGCTTGGTTTTTAAAAATGCCGTACATGGTGCCGAAGTAAGAAGTAATATCGGTGACGTTGGCTTTTGTGGCTTTGGCTAATGTGCCCGCCGCCGTGGTGAATTTTGGTAAATCATTTCCTGACAATCCATCTATAGCCGATTGAATATCGTATGCCGAACGCACGTAATTGCTGGCTGACTCACCAAACTTAATCGAATATTGAAGCCCGGCTTGATTCAGCGAGGCGAGTGTACTTTCCGCTACATCCAACGAACTAACCTCTTTTAAGGCGTTATTCATGTCATTAGCAGGGTTAACTGTGGCCGCAAAAGAAGATGACGCAGCGATAAGCGCGGTAACACCCGACGCCGTATTCATAAAGGCTTTTCGAGACGTTGACGTCACTTGTTGAATGGTTTTCTGGATGCCTTTCATTGGCCCCGTGATTTTGTCCAACAGACCGACGGTAAGCATTAATTTATCTAATGATGCAGACATTTATCCTTACCCTCTTTTTTATCCAGAAAAGGCCTTACTTATGCCGTTTGCCACAGCGCCGGTTTGTCTTTCTAACTCGCGCCCTTCTAACCACAGTGCCCGCCCTAAACTTTCAGACGAGTTATCCTCTTGCGGTAGGTGGCGCATTCTTAATGTTACGAGTTGCTCAAATCCATTTCTTTCGATGAACTTGCAGAACTCGTTTGCGTCTTTACCACGGTAGGTAAATCACTGGTAAATTCTTCTGTGATAACACCAACAACACCCATAACCAAAGTCGCCTTCGGCTGGTTTTCTTCGTTTGTCAGCAAGCTTTTTAACTGTGCGTGCTGCTCATTTTCGACTGTTGAAGACAGTAAATTGTAAGCAGGCAACACGGCTTTTCCGCTCGAAATGCTATCCACAAATTTGTTGTAATCTTTATCTGTTACGTTAAACGTAAAATCCACTGTTCCGACTGTTACTAAAATTAATTGAGCCATGTTTATTCCCCTATATTTGCCGCAATTCTAGCTATTTTTAGATGCTCGCGTTTAAACCATAAATTCGTTAAAAATGTTGCAACACCTATAACCAGACCACCAACAGCTACCCACTCGTTGACTGACAATCCAGCAAAAAATGTAAAGATCGACACCCAATAGTTGGCCGTAACGTTGGTCTGTTCCATGTGCTACCTATCCTTTTTTTGCTTCAAACAGCTTGGTAATTAACGGCATGACGTTTTTAATCGCCCGTTCACCGAATAAAAAACCCAACACCAATACGTTAATAATCATCAATGCACTTTCCTGCTTTTGCGTAAGCGTTTCCCACTCAGCAAACCACATGAAATCCATGTACAAAGTTGCAAATCCCCACACAGGCCGCTGTAATCCACGTAAAAAAATCATTACCGGACCAAAGAACGGGATAGCTTTTAAATCGCTTGCTGTGCCTTCTAGCTCTGCAATACGTTGCGTTAAATTTTTCTCAGCTTCACTTGTCGCATCATCCACTTGCTTTTGTGCTTGCAGTTGAAAATCACGAAGTTTTGCTTCCAATTCCGCCTTTTTGTCTGGCGACAAATCCGGTGGGAAGTAGTCTTTTACCAACCCCGCAATCGATGACACAATGCCGCTATCACCTGTAAATAAGCCTTTCAAACCGCCTAAAATACTCATCAATCAATATTCCTTTTCAGCACTTCCGCCCACCACGCTTTCACGTCAAAATTTGGACAGGTTTTGTGTGTGTTCAAATCACAATGACCGACTATTTTCGCCTCTGGATATTCAGCATGCAGCGCCAAAAACAAGCCTTCTAATGAACGCATTTGTTCGTCAGTAAATTTGTCTTTACCGATCAAACAGACACCCAGTGATTCATGGTTATACGGATCAGCGTGCGCACCCTGCCAATACATAGGGCGACCCGCTTCAATGTTTCCGTCCAGCTTAATGACAGCGTGATATCCGATGCCATCCCAGCCGCGCTCTTGGTGCCAACGGTGAATATCCGCCGCCGTGGTTTCACGGCCATTTGGCGAATCAGAACAATGAACCACTAGGTATTTAATGTTCATCTACAGCCCCAATGTCTCTAAATGATTTTGATCCAAGTACGGCACGCCGTTGATTTCGACGAAACGTGAATCTGTCACTTTGTACGGGATGGTGTGTTCCAATTTGTCGCCGCCATCACCTGACGCATCAATCAGTTTTGAAACGCTCAACTTGCAACCGTAAGCCGCTGTTTTCAGCTTCTGGTTTACTGTTTGACCTAAGCTGATAATGTCGAACGCGGGCAATTGCTGGTATGAGCCAACCTTGCGCGCTTCTTCAATGATTCGATTAAAGTTTTCTGTATCCACTGTGATTTCACCGCTGGCCGACGTCACGCCATTAACAAACCCATTTGCCACGCCGCGCGTGTTGGTTTCTTTCATGCCGTCTTCAATGTTCAAAGTGAACTGTTTTACGTTGATCAATGCCGTGCCCAAAGACACGTTTACATCCATTCCCGAAATATGATGCGTGCTCATGCTCTACACTCCGTTACTTAGTTCTAAGGCCACGGTCGCTTCAATCGCTTTCGGGCAGTTGTAAGGGCGAATCAATAAAGACACGGCCACATTCGTTCGCGTTTTCCACGTAATAACGACGTCACCATCAAATGGCTTTTTCACATCACCTGGCTTAGTAATTCTGTTAATAGTTGTGGTCTTGCTGCGATCAATCAGCGGACGCATAAAGTAGGTTTCGTTCGCAGCAATAGATGCCGGCGTGTTATTAAGCTCACGATCACCCACTTTTTTGATGGCTAAAATACGGATCTCACGCTTACACACGTTGACCACTCGGCAGTTTTCAATCACGGCAAAGTCACTGGCCTCTGGGGCGAGCGTCATACCGTCGCTGCAATAGATACCGGCGTAATCTGCATAGACTTGCGGCACGGTGCCGCGAGCGTCGTTTAATGCTTTGGCATAGCTCATATTGAAAGTAATACCGCTTTTATCCACGGGTAATGTGGACAACCCGACGATGGCACCTGATGCGGTCCGCATGGGCGTATCGGCAATGGATTGGTCTTCATGGCATAAACGACCACAATAAGCACCAAGCCAACCGGCGAATACTTGCGGAACCAATGACAAAGAAGGCGACGCAACGCCGTCTTGTAACGTCTCAAACGCGGCAATAAAATCCGCCCAGTCCTGTGTTACCGCATCAATAGCAGCGGTGACGGCGATCATGTGCAAATATCGCCCATATTCATTTTCGGCACTGGTAACAGCCACGTTCATGGCGTCCAGTTCGGCTTGCACGGTGACCGCGTCGGTAATAACGACCATTTCACACACTAGGTTTTGCGCCATGGCAGTATCAAATGCGACCGACCATGTGCCCGCTGCTGCTTGCGGCATGGCGATACAGGTCCAATTAGTTCCCGCGTTATTACGCGCCCACTCAATACAGGTTTTTAATTTGCTTGGTGGAATGCCAAGCACTTCATCCAAGTTTGTGGTTTGGTCGATGTTTTGAACCGTTCCGGCGTTCTTACCCGCCGCCCCAATGAACAAGAATTGCTTTTCTACCGTGGTAAAATCGCCCTGCCCGCTGTCTGTGCTGCTAACGCTTACGCTGCCTAACATATTATTTACCTGCCTTTGCCTAATTCGTTTTTCACGACGTCGAACGCCATTTGTTTGACCCATTTCGCGTCATTTGAGAAGAATTCACGCGCGGGCAGATTCACTTGCCAACTCTGCTTCCCTTTTCGCTTATTATTCAATTCGTACAACATGCCAAGCGCTTGCAGCTTGGTTAAATTTTCCATGATGTATTGACGGCTTATTTTTTTTCGTTTGCCGTCTCGCCTTCTAGATGTTCCCCAACCCAATCGCAAAATGGCGTTTGCCTGCGCTTGGGTTGCCGGTTCACTTCGCCAATTTTCCTTTTGCTGCGCGCTCATTTTTTTGGCTTTTATGGTTTGCGTTTGACCTTCTTGATGCACCCGCGCCATTTTGCCCATCATGTCGTTTTTAAAACCGACGGTGACAGATAAACCACGCGTTCTTTGGCGAATATTCGAACCCTTAACAAAGCCACTTAACATTTGGCCTTTTCGAGTTCGCTCTTTTCTTCGCCCTTTGAAACCCTTACCGTTCACGCTTCTTTGCTGCTTTACGTTTTTACGGGATTGCTTTTTTATTTCTCTGCCCATTTGCCCAAGCGCACGTTTTCGTCTTTCCTTGGGTAATGTCATTAACTTTAATTCAGCACTAAATGCCGTTTCACCAGACCAAAAGGCGCTTAACCCGCTCTTACTCATTCTGGCTTTCTAGGTCAAATGATTCCGCAACGTCATGGTCTGGCGCGTCCAATCGCCACATTTTCCCAAAGTATTCAATGTCGCCGTTTTCGTCTTCCGTGATGTAAACGTCTTCTTCAAAATTCAGTGATATTTCAATGTCTGCGATCTCTTCATCCATGAGGTCACAAGTTATTCTTGGCTCTCTGTCTTTCATGTCGCTTCGGTCATCGTTATCTGCTAACCACGTAATCAAACGGGCGTGCAATATTTCAAACGGGTATTTGCAAAAAGCGTAATCCTCAATCGAATACACCGCTCTATAGTTCATGGTGCAAAGCAGCACGCGGTTGCCTTCCATTTTCCCCCGCAATACCTGTTCTATTTCTTCCGCCCATGCGTCTAATTTTTCCGAATGAAAGTAATCAGTACTCTCTAAAAACTTCCGTAGTGCAGCGATCTTTTTCATATAATCGACGCTCTAAAACCGTCAGCAAATTGGCGGCGTTTTTCTGGTAATGCGCCGTTCTCTTCCGCCACGCCTAAAATGCGTTTGCTTAGCATATCGATGCAGCTTTGCGCTTCGCCTTTCCATTCCGTCACAATCATTTCGTTACGTTCGCCCTGTATTTCTGCCGCCGCTTTGCGGTTAATGGTTTCGAAATACTTGATCAATCCAGACCGCGCCCAGTGCATGACAGCGGCTTTGTAAACGTCCACCAATTCCGCTTCGAACGCCTCTAGTGTTTCCGCGACGATCACGCTTTTCAGAATCAAAACGAAGTCAGTTAATTCTTCGTTTACATGGCGCATTGCACCCGTTAATTCGTAAACCAATGGCGCTTCGTTGTATTCACCTGGCAAGCGGTAATTGTCGATAAACGCTTGCAGTTCAATATCAGGAAAGAACGGGCGCGGGTTGGTAATCACCGTGGCCGTTGTCGTGCTGGCGGTTGTTTTACCGTTTAAACTCACGTTTCTTACTCCTGATATTTGTTATGGAACACATCACAAGCGGCTTATGGTCATCGCCATAAAATGACTACGCCAAAGCCGTTGTGTGTGCCACCTGGGGGAGCCCGTTAAGATTCTTTTACTTTTTTAGCCACACTTGCCTGTAACTTTTCCATTTTCTTTTTTACGCCTGCCGCGCTATTCAATGACATGGCTTTTTCAAAGGCACTTAATGCCGCCTCCTCTTCGCCTAGCACTTCCAAATGCTTGCCGTGCATGGCGTACATTTTCCCGTGGACAATGTCTGATAATTTCCATTTCTCCGACTCAATCGTTTTAATTAAGTCATCCAAATACGGCCCCGCGCTTTTATTCGCTTCCAACTTAGCCTTTGCCCAGTCGTACATTTGGTCACAAATAAAGGTTTCTATGCTGGAGCTAAAACGCGTCGGCATGTTGTGAATTTTTTGCTTAGCAAGGTGCAATGCTAATGGCAACGCGCGGGCAATATCGCCCAAGTCAAACAACCAAATCATGAACCACACCGCCACGATGTTTGGGTATTTCGCGGCGCTTTGTACGTAGCCATTTACAAACGCTTCTAGCTTTACAATGGCTTCTGCTTTGTAGGCTTTGCGGTCTTCGATGTCTTCGACGTTTAGCATTTCGTCAATGCTGGCCGCTAAAATCGCTTTGTTCGTTTCAAGCTCTGGATTGCCGATAAATTCGGAATCGTCTTGCAACTTGTCTTTGATTTTTTTAACGTCATTTTCGACCCAATCCATACGGTCGTCTAAATCGCTAACGTCACTTTTTACGCTGTTTAGGTCGTCGCTTAATTCGTCAACCGTTCCGGCTAATTCGTCGGTTTTTTCACCTTGGCTTTCTACGTCGAGTCTTAAGTCATCAACGGAACTTTCCACGCCATCCACTTGGTGCTCCAAGTCGTCTAGCTTTTCGCTTTCTGGATTTTCAGTCTCTGCTTTGGCCTTTTCGGCTTCTGCTTTTTCGGTTTCTGCTTTTTCCGCTTCTGCCTTGGCTTTGGCTTTTTCTGCCTTTTTATTCATTAGCTTTTGCTGCACTTTTGATAAAACAGGCGCCTCATCCTTACCACTTTTATTGGCTGGCTTGGCCGCTTGGTTCTGCGCGTTTATCAATGCTATTCGTTCCAATCGACGTTTTTTAATCAGGCTCATGCTCTTGTCCATTTGTATGGGTTTAATCAATGACACTCATGTTCAAGCGAATGCCATTTGTTAAACCTATTGGTTTATACGGCTGGCGGCACGTAGGCCACCACGTTTGTTTCAACCGCAATCGCGCGATAATCTTCAACGATGTAATCTTCGCTGAACGAGTTAAAGTCTTCGATTTGGTCTTTTTTCGGGTTGTCGATGATAGTTCGACGCCACGTACCTTCTTGGCGATAAATCGACAAGTTGGAATAAAACGTAATCATGATCGCGTTTTCAGGGAAGAAAGGCGGTGTTTCCGCTTGCAGACCACCGTAGGTATCTAGCAAACGGCCACCATCTAAATGACGTTTTTCACTTGGCTTATCACCACCTGCAGCATAAAACTTGTTTTCTGCCAGACTGATCAAGTTGCTACCAATAAACACACGCAAGCGCGGATCATTACGAAACACTGGATCAATGCTGTCTTTCATTTCACGAACAACGGCATCTAGGTTTGCGTAATTACCATCAACGCCAATAGTGATTTCATCGTCACTAATTTGCACCGGCGCTTCGTTGCGGATTTTCTGGAACCAACCAATGTTTACATCTTGACCTAGTGGGTTCGCTACTGGATCGGTTGTTGCCGCTGCGCTTGTGCCATACCAACCAATACGTAAACGGTCATTTGCAATTGCCATACGAATGGCCGACGCGTAAAGCTCGGCAAATTTACCGCCAGCGACGTGTTTCCACTGGTCAATGATGCTGTATTTCAATGCCACGTCAGCGTTGGTTTGTTTCAGCGAGTAGCCGAATTTTTCCAACGAATGCAGGCTACGCGCTGTTCGCTCTGCGCTTCCGCTGGTATCGGTACGACCCGCCACCAAGCCAGAAACAAACAGACCGATTTTCTCGCCTACTTTTTCCGTAACTGCTACGTTTGCGTTGATTTTCCCTAAAAATGGAACGCCATCTTCAACGGCTTTTTCAAACAACTTTTGTACTTGTGCCGGCGTAACTGCGAACTGTTCACCCGCCCCCACACCAACCTGTTTGTGGATTTTCTGGCTAAATCCTTTTAACTGGTCTCGACCTTGTGCTGATAATGCGTAATTGCCCATCACTTTTTCCTTTGCTGAATTCTGTTTTTAAGCGGCTCCCCAGACGCTTGACCATGTAGTACTGTTAGAAAATGTCGAAAGACTCTTCCGACTCACCTGTGCTTTTCGGTGGTACTTTCGTTTTGTCTTGTCTCGCTTCGTCCAAGTCATTTCTCAACTTTGTGAAGTCTTCATTTAATTTTCCGAGCGTTTCGGCTTGCGTTTTAAAAGCCTGCTTCTCACCTTCAAGCTCGGTGATTTTTTCATTCAGCGCCTTGATTTCCGCAGCGAATTCATTCGGCTTTTCTTCGCCTTCTGGCTCGCCTTTATTCGTCACCTTTTCAAGCTGGGTTTTAAATTCGTCTACTTGGGTTTGCAGCTTGTCTAACTCTGCTCTTTCTGCGTCTGTCATTGGGTCATCTTCCTTTGGGGAGTTACTAAAGAATCGTTTGAAGAACGGGCGCTTTTTAGCTTCTGCCAATAATTCTTCGTCTGTTTGGGGTACGTTAAAGTCCAGCTCTACGCCGTCTTCGTTCGCAAAAATTTGGGAGTGCTCGCCGTTCTGTCTAAAGGAAAGTTGTTCGGTACCAAGGCTGGCTGGTTCGTCAGTAATGGCTAAGTGCATCAAATAGGCTTTACCCGTCGCTGCGAAATCTTCAATCACACGAATACTGGTAAAGAGTTTTTGACCCGCTTTATTCAATGCCAACAGCATCTTGTTTGCTTTGATTTGAGCAAATAGACACAAGCGGCCTTTGGCGTCTTTCTCTGCTTTTACCGCAACTACTTGGCCGTAATTACCATACCAACCGTAATGGTCTTGAAAGATACTGGCAGTGTATTCGTCCATGTCGTAAGTCTCGGCCATGTCTTTAATCCACTCTTCTTTGATCTCGCGACCATCGACAGTAGGACCAGACGTCGCCACTTTGAACCACTCTGATTTATCCGCCATTTTTTAAACCTTGCCGTTTTGCCAATTCGTTAAAACACTCTGTAACGCAAAGATAAGCGTCAAATAGCGACGATTCCAGCGGGTAAAATCCACAGAATTGCGATAACGGCATAATCACAAGTCGTTGTATTTAATGACGTTATTAGTTGATTGCATGGCGGCTAATATGGCGGCATGGCACATTCCACAGATACGATTGATCATGCAAGACTGCTTTATATCCGCGCGCACAAACCAGCGGAGATAGCGACACGTCTAAACGTGAGTGAAAGGACGGTTTACGGTTG